ACTCTATTCGCAAAAGTGGTCAAACTGATTGTACAAAAATTGAACAATTACTGTTTAAATTCCTTGTAAAAATTCATAAACTTACCATAATATTATTTAGAAACTGCAAAATGCAAAAATTTTTTGCAAAATGCAAAAACACAAAACAAGGAATTTAACATGGCAACAGATAAAAAAAGAGTGCGAGTAAAAGCAACTAGCACAAATCAAGGTGGCAGACCGAGAAAAGATTTAATTGACCCGTTTACGAACGAACTTTTAGTAAGAGTTCCTACACCGAAAGACGGTTCACTAATAAATGAAAATGCAAAATTGTATTGGTCAGAAACATGTAAATTGTTAATCGCTAGAAAGCAGTTAAAACAAAATCATTTGCCAATTGTTTTAAGTCTGTGCAATGCTTTTGCAGTAACTATCATGAGTGATGATGATTTAATCAGACACAATTTTATCAAGCCTAATGATTTAGGGGTTTTTGTTCCGGCAAAACATGTAGTGCAAAAAACATACAATGACATTATGTTAAGGTGCATGGCAATTTTACGATTAGACCCGAAAAATGAATTGTATAATTCATTGGCAAAAGAAACGGCAGAAAACAAAACAGAATACATAAAGACAGTTCAGCAGATGTATGACGAATTTTAAAACACGATTAAAAAATAGTGAGATACCTTTATACGCAAAAGGCTTTTCGCATTTTAAAAAGGCTGTTAAATACGCTAAAGACGTTGTTAGCGGTAAAATTCCGGCTTCTGAATCACCCAGATTAGAATGTGAACGGTTTTTAAACGAACTTATTTTGTCCGAAGAAAAAGAATATCCGTACTATTTTGATAAAGTTGCCGGAGAGAAAATATGTTGTTTCATGGAAACATTACAACATGTCAAAGGTAAATGGGCGAGAGGTGAGGAACAAAACCGATATTTAAAATTAGAGCCGTGGCAATGTTTTATTTGCGTAAATGTTTTTGGTTGGAAAAAGAAAGCAGACGGTTTAAGACGCTATGTATTAGTCTATTTAGAGTTACCGAGAAAACAGGGTAAATCGTTTTTCAGTGCCGGATTTGGTTTGTACATGTTTGCAGTTGACGGTGAAGCTGGCGCAGAAGTTTATTGTGGTGCAACATCATTAGATCAAGCGATGCACGTATTTAAACCGGCTTGCTTGATGGTTGAAAAGAATCCTTTTTTTAAGAAAAAATACAAAGTTACCGTTAAAAAAGAATTTATGGAACTGCCGGACGGTTCCATATTTAAGCCTATTATCGGTACTGCTAAAGATGGTTCTAGTCCTCATTGTGCAATACTTGACGAAGTACACGAACACCCTAACGATGAATTGTATCAATCACAGATAACAGGTTTAGGATCACGTGATCAACCGTTAGTGATATTGATAACAACTGCCGGAAAAGATATTGAAAGTTTTTGTAAGGAACAACACGATTATGTGTTCAAAAATCAGCAAGTTCCGATTAAAGAGCAAGATTTAACCACTTTTGGCATGATTTACTCGATTGATAAAGACGATGACCCATACACGTTAGAATCATTGATTAAGGCTAACCCTAATTACGGAGTGTCATTAAAAGAAGATTATTTAAAACGTCAGTTAGCGATTGCCAAACGTTCACCAAAAGACAGAGCCGATTTTTTAACCAAAAATTTGAATGTTTGGTTAAATGCAAAGCAAGCGTTTTTTGATATGACACAATGGAATGATTGTAGAGACGATACACTGAATATCGAAGATTTTATAAATGATGATTTATTCATTGCATTTGATATGTCAGCAAAATATGATTTAACAACCATAACTTTAACATTTGTACGTAAAATTAACGGATATAAGCATAGTTTTGTGTTTATTTACACGTATTTGCCGACTGATACTATTGAGGATATTACCAATTTCAATTATAAATTATATCAAAAGTATGTTCAGATTCAGAGCAAAAATTGCCCGTATGGTACGTTAATCACACCGATTGCCGGAAGTGAGATTGATACCGATTATTTATATGAGGAACTTGTTATGATTATTAACAAGTTCAAAAAGATTAAAGAAATTGTGTATGATCCGTGGCGCACACCGTCAGTAATGAACAGATTGGCTAAAAATTATGCGTTTTTGAGAGATCGTATAATTGAAATGACGCAGAACACTAAAAACTTAAATGCCGGAATGAAAGAAATGCAGTCAGCAATTATTTCAAAGCGATTGCATCACGACGGCAACCCGATTTTAGCATGGTGCGTGTCAAATGTTATTTCAAAAGAGGATAACAAAGGAAACGATTTCCCTACAAAAGCAAACAAAAACGCTAAAATTGATGGTGCAGTCTGTGAAATAATGGCACAAAACCGAATAGAATTGTATAATCCGGTTAGAACTTTAACAGAACGAATTTTAAACAAAACGGCAATAGGCAATATATGATGTTTGGTTGGTTTAAAAAGCAGAAAACAGAAAAAAAGAGCAGATACGGTCGTTACATGGTCGGCAATTTTCTTGATTACCAGGAAACGCAAGCATTAAAATTAAGTACAACATTTGCATGTGTAAAGGTAATTGCAGAATCCATTGGTATGATGCCGATTAAAATCTATGAAGAGAACAATGGAATTAAAGCATTAGCTAAAACACATCCATTGTATGATGTTTTAACATATCAGCCGAATCCGAATGATACACCAGCAGAATTTAAAGAAAAGTTAATGACTGATTTACTTTTACACGGTAACAGTTATTGTAAAATTGTACGTTTTGGTGGAAAAATCAAAGAATTATGGCGATTACCAGTTGATAGCGTAGACGTTAAATTGATGTCTGATAGTTCAATACTTTACACATGGAAAAATGACAACGGCACCGAAGAAACCGCTAACAGTTTTGATAAAGAGTGTAAAATTTGGCATATCAAATTGTTTTCTACCGACAATGTAAAAGGTGTAGCACCTGTAGAACAGTTAAAAGATTTGTTTGGTGAAGCCGGAAAAATTGACCAATTCTGGACTAAATACATTGATAACGGTTGTACTTTATCCGGTATTATTAAATCAGCCGAGCCGATAGAACAAGATAAATTTGAAGATGTGAAAAACATCATCAATGAAGAATACACAGGCAGTAGAAATACTGGTAAAGTATTGTTTCTTGATTACGGACTTGATTATAAGCCTATGTCTGAAAAATCACTGTCTGATTCACAATTCATTCAAACTAAGTTGCATATTATGAAACAGATTGCCGGAGTGTTTAAGGTTCCGTTAAACATGCTAGGTATCATGGAAGGTGCAACTTATAACAATGTTGAACAACAACAGATTAACTTTTTAGTGCATTGTTTAAGTCCATATCTGAATAAGATTGAAGAACGTATTACAATGTCATTACTGAAAAAAGAAGAAAGGGAAAAGTACACAGTTAAGTTTTTAACAACCGGATTGTTAAAACTCGATACAGAAAGTCGTTATAAAACATACAAGATGGCTATTGAGAACGGTATTCTTAATCGTAATGAAATTAGAGATATGGAAGAATTATCAGCCTATACAGGCGGTGATAAATTCATTGTTCCTTTAAATATGGCTTTAATTGACGAAAACGGACAGATTGAAAGAGTTGTTGACGGTCAAAATGCGAGTGGCGGTGATCGTGATTTGATTGATAGCAATTCCACAACAGACAGTAACGAACAGATTAAACCAACCGCAGATACGGCAGTACAAGAAGGAGTTTAATATGTCGAACGTTGAATATAAATCAATAACTTTAAATGATTTTCAGATTGATGAAAAGGGAATTATTGACGGTTACGGTGCTGTTTTTGATAACGTTGACCATGCAAACGATATAATCCATAAAGGGGCTTTTCTAAAAAGTTTAGAAAATAAAACAACCTATCCTATCTTATGGCAACATAATACAGATATGCCGTTAGGTTTATGGGATTGTAGCGAGGATGATCACGGACTTAAATCACACGGCAAATTGCTTATTGATGATGTTCAGCAAGCAAAAGAAGCATACGCATTGTATAAAAACGGTGTAATAAGTGGTTTATCAATAGGTTTTATCTGTAAATCTTGCACATGGGAAGAAAACAAAGATGTAGGATTTATTCGTCATATTAACGAAATTGAACTGTTTGAAATAAGCCTTGTAACATTCCCTTGCAACGAAAAAGCAACAGTTACAGACGTTAAAAGTGATGGTGATTTATCCATCAGAACGGCAGAAAAAGCGTTGATTTCAAGCGGTTTTAGCCATAAACAAGCTAAAACAATACTATCTAAAGGATTTAAGGCACTCAATAATTGTGATTGCGATGATCAAAATGAACGTGATGTTCAGAATCAGATTGAGTTAATAAATTCATTTTTTAACAAACTAAAAGGAAAATAACATCATGGATATTAACGAAGCATTAGAAGCAAAGGCAAAAGAGATTAAATCAAACATTGAAGCAAACGAGCAGAAAATGTCAGAATTAAACTCTCAATTTGAAGAAATGAAGAAAAATTGCGCTGAAAAATCAGAATTGGAAACTATCAAGAATGAAATTTCAGATTGCAAAAATGAGATTATGAAGTTGTCACGTAATACCGGAGTTGCAAGCATGGAAAACAAGGAAGAAAAGTTTTCTGAAATTGTTTCAGAACTCTTTAGAAAGAATCGTAATGAGCGCATGGAATTTGACACCGCAACTCTAGGAGTTAAATCGCAAGGTCAGACCGGAGATAATTCTTTAGGTGGTTATGCGGTTCCATTCCAGTTAGACAAAACCATTTTAAAAATCGAACGTGACAGAAACATTATGCGTCAGTTATGTTCCTCACAGTCAGTATCTACACCAGATACACATTGGAATGTTGATTTAGGCGGTACTGAAACAGGTTGGGTTGGTGAATTAACTGCAAGAGCTAATACAGACGTTCCAACACTTACTAGAGTTGGTATTACATGGGGTGAAATTTACGCAAATCCTAAAGCATCATACAGGTTGTTAGACGATGCCGGATTCAATGTTGAAGCGTGGTATTCACAATCAGTTGCAGAAGCTTTTGCCGATAAGTGCGAAGAAGCATTTTTAACCGGAGACGGAACTGATAAACCAAAGGGAATTTTAAGTTATGATTTCGTTGCAACCGCAGACGCAAGCCGTGATTTTGGCAAATTCCAAAAGATTGAATCAACAAGTTTAACCGCAGATGTAATTATTGACTTGTATTATTCATTACGTCAAGTTTACCGTGGCAATGATACTGCATGGCTTATGAACGCAACCACAATTCAAGCTTTACGTAAACTGAAAGATGGTAATCAAAATTACATCTGGGTTGATAATATTGCTAATGGTATGGTTGGTACGCTGTTAGGCAGACCTGTATATGAATCACGATTTATGCCGAATTTCAACACCGCTGGCAATAAGGCTATTCTGTTTGGTGATTTCAAGAAAGCATACACTATTTTTGATTTACACGGTTTACGAATCGTTAGAGATGTAGTAACTGATAAGACAAGCGTACAGTTCTATACCTCAAAACGTGTAGGAAACATGGTTAAAGATAGTTGCGCATTGAAGTGCTTAGTTAAAGGTGCCTAATTATGATGATAGTAGTAGTTGAAAAAGACGTTGACTACTCTGTAGATGGTATTCACCCAGAAACACTCACTAAAGGCGAGTATGATTTTGACAGTTTACCATCTATAGCACAACAGGTTTGTATCAGAGCAGAATTTAAGGTTTATGACCCATCAAAAACCAAAAATGAAACTCAAAGTACAAAAAAGAAAACTAAATAATTAAATTCCTTGTATTTAGTTGTTCGGGTATTTTCTAATTTATTTAGAAAATATCCGTTCAAGCGGAGTAGCTAAAAATGAATTTCCCGACAGTAGCGCAAGTAAAAGCGCATATCAGAGTTGAAATAGACGATGAAGAGGATGATTTAATTCAAGAATACATCGAAAGTGCTATTTTAGCGATTTCCCGATATATAAATCAAAAAATCTATGAGAATGAAGTTCCGCCGGAAGAAAGCAACGGCACAATTTTTGATGTGACTATGAAACAGGCATTATATTTAATTGTCGGTGAATGGTATAGATACCGTGAGAATACGTCTACTAGCGATATGCACGAATTGTCTAACGGTGTTAAACAGTTACTAGGTCCTATAAGGAAGCGTAACGCATGAGCATTGATATTAAGGGCGGTTCTCTATCTAAACGAATTAAGATATATGCGCCTAAAGATGGAATAAGTACATTTAAAAGTATTGATGATTACGACTTGTTACGTGAATGTTGGGGGTATATCGAGCAAGTATCGGCAAGGTCACAGATTTATGCCGGACTAGAAGTTCAAGACCAACAATATACTGTATCAGTACGATTTTTTCACGGATTACATATTGATTGTTTGATATGTATTAACGGTTATTATCATAGAATTGACAGTATTCAAGCGAAATATGCTAAAGGTCAGATAATTATTAGTTGTCATTTTGATTCACGTATAAACAAAAATGCAAGGGTAACAACATGATTAGTTTAATGCAAGCAAGGAAAGATATTTATAAATTATTCAGCGATTGTCTGTCAGATGTTAGGCTGAATAATGAAAATGTTAATGTGTTTGATTGCATACCGAGTACAGAAGTTAATCAAGGTGTTATCTATGAGAACAGATACCTTGAAGCACCGACAACCACAATGACCGGAGAGACACATTATTTCAAGGTACAATGTACAACAACCGTATTCAGTTTTCACGATTGGGAAACGACAGAGCGTATATGTGATATTTTGTGTGAAAGATTAAGCGGTAAAGCAGATAATGACACATTTCAAATGATTATTTGTCATAGCTTTTATTACATGGACTATATTCAAGAAGAAGGATTTTTTGGTATTCAAATTGACTGGGATATAATTTTGTATGGCAACGAATGACGAATTTTTTAAAAAAGCCGAAGAATTTGGCAATGAATTAAAAAATCATTCAAATAAATACCTAAAAGAAATTAAGGTTATTCTGCATGATTGTTTAGAGCCATTTTTCAATAAATGGTGGGATGAAGCAAGTCAATTACGCAGAAAATCAGAGGGCGGAGATGGTATTTACAGTAAATACAAACCGTCACAGTTAGTTGTTGCACTTAAAAAATCAAGAACAAATTTTAAACCGACAAAATTCAAAACACCTAAAAATACAAGTGATGTAATCGGTTATTTTTACTTGCCGACTACACCGCAAGTTACAAACAAGAAAGGCAAAAAACTTGTTTTACCTAAATCATATTATCAGATGTTAGAGTGGGGTATTGAACCACACAGTTTAGGCAAGGGAAACATCACAAAATACGGTGCTAGACAGAGATTGTTTAATACATCTACATCTAAAGGGCGCAATAAAGGTTACTATGACCGTATGATAGATGTGTTGCAAGATAGTATTGCAAGAAAGAGAGAGCAATTAGCCGAATTGTATCGTAACCCTAACAAGAATGAGACTGTTAAAACCCGAAAGGGCAGAGGTTACACTTATTCTACCGTAGGCGAAAAAATACAGAAAATTGAGACACAGATCAAAGCGTATAACGATAAAATAAGCGATTATAGGCAGAGATGGCAAAATGTTAATAGATGGTCAAGCGGTGGAGCGCATGATGTTATGCGCACACAAACAAGTAACTTTTGGCATGGAAAAAGATTTCAAAAGTCTTTAGGCGGTGCGCAATTCATGCGTAAAGCAAGGGAATCAGTCGCAAATGAATATACCAAAAAAGCGGTTAAGAAAAAATTTATGGATTGGATAAAACAGAAAGTCGAAAACATGAAATAGCTATTTATAGGAGATAAAAATCATGGCTTATCAAGAACTTTATAATTACACAGGCAAAAATGCTGTTAAGATGGCTGGTACACTTACACAGTTTTCTATTGATGGTGGTACAACCTGGTTAGACTTACAAGGTTTTCAAGAAATTGGAACCGTGGG